GCCCTTAAAGCAGAGGTTGTTTACGGTGCTTCCGGTTCTACTTCTGGTCTGGGTTCAGCCTTTGTTGCTGAGATGACCTTGTCGGCTGGCACCTCCGCAGGTACTTATGCTCCTCTTGAGCTTGAGCTCAATGCTCCTGCAAGTGCTTCCACCGGCACGATGACTTCGTTCATCTACGCTTCAACCCAAGGCGCAAACGTCGCTGCGGTTGACGACAATGCCGTGTTCTTTAATCTCCAGGGTGTAACTGCTGGTGCCGGCCACATGGTCGTTGCTGGTACAACGCTTGGTACTGCTTACGGTGGTCTTCGGGTCCGTGTTGGTTCGACCAACTACTGGGTCCCCTTGTACGCCGCTGAGCCGACCTAATGGAGCTTGACAAAGAATACCTGTTGAACCTTAGAAACCAGGCTTTAGCCGAAAGGCAGAAGTACCTGGACATGGTTCAACAGGCTAACGGCGCAATTGCAATGGTGGATGTCCTGTTGACCGAAATTGATCGACAGGATCCAACAAAAGAAAATCAGGAGTAAGCCATGGCTGAAAGAGGTATTGTTTCATCTGTTACGCGAACGGGCAGAAATGAGCCATTTGAGCTTCAAGTATCTCGCGGACAGATTGCTTATCATGAGCGGGTTTGTCCATTCGGTTTTAATACGGCAGTTACGACCTCTGAAACCGTTTGGTCGCCAGGTGGTTTGTATACATTTCCGGCAGCTGCAAGTGTGCTAACTGTTGTTTCGGATGACGCTGATGATGACGCAGGCGATACGGGCGCACTGACGGTGACTATTGAAGGTCTGGATGCTAATTACGAACCAGTCTCTGCAACAGTCACGATGGACGGCACCAATTCCGTATCAACCACAGGCGTTAGCTTTTTGCGGGTAAACAAGGCTTACGTTGCTACAGCAGGTTCAACAGGAACCAACGAAGGCACAATCACGATTGCAAACTCAACGCCCACTACATTAGCGAGTATTGCTCCCGGAGCCGGTGTCGCAGAACAGTGTGTGTACACAGTCCCTGCCAATAATTCGGCTTACATTGGCAGTTTTATGCTCTCCTCTTATAACTCAACAGCGGGTGCTGGTACGGCTGGGCAAATTTTTGTCCGTCCGTTTGGTGGCGCTTTCCAGCTGGTCACGACAGTCCGTATTCCTGGAACCGGCGCGTTTACTTGTTCAGCTGAATATCCAGCCCCAGTGACTGAAAAGTCTGATATTGATTTCCGTGCGATTGCTTTGGCCGGGACATCTAATGTCAGTGCTCAGTTACAGATGGTTGTGATTAAAAATTTCGGCGGATAAAGACGTCATGGCTTCCAGCAAGGGCATGGGCATCAAAACCTCGGTCAAGAGCGGTAACTTCCGCCCGACCAAGGCGGGTGCTGGCATGACGGAGAAAGGGGTAAAGGCTTTTCGCAAGGCCAACCCTGGCTCTAAGCTTAAGACTGCTGTTACGGAAGACAAACCATCACCAGCAAGGGCTGCTCGACGCAAGTCCTTCTGCGCTCGCTCTGCGGGTCAAATGAAGAAGTTTCCCGAGGCTGCCAAGGATTCAGACAGCCGTCTTCGTCAAGCGAGAAAAAGGTGGAAGTGTTAAATGGATGCTTTAAATGTTATCTGGAACGGACTTCTTACCTTAGCTACGGCTTTTTTCACTTTGGTAGCGTATATGGCACAAGAAAAGTTCAAGAAGTTAGATCAAGTAGAGCAAAGACTTAACGACACACGCGTGGAAGTAGCGCGTGATCATGTCACCAAGGAAGAAGTACAGCGGATTACAGATCACATTGATGCAAGGTTTAATCGCCTTGAAGAGAAGATTGACAAGCTTATTCAGAAGGAGTAACACATGAGTTCTAAGCCTGGTCTTTATGCCAACATTGCCGCAAAGAAGAAACGTATTGCTGCCGGTTCTGGCGAAAAGATGCGTAAAGTGGGCGCCAAGGGCGCTCCTACAGCAAAAGCTTTTAAACAGTCGGCCTTAACGGCCAAGAAACCTAAGAAAAGGAGTTAATCATGGCTGGACGTGGAATGGGTGCTGCAACTAAGGGTGGTGGTGCTGTTGAGTCGGGTCCTCGGAACAAGATGGTTTCTGAGACCAGCAAGAAAACAGGCCCCGTGATGCTGGCTAAAGGTGGCATGGCCAAGAAGATGATGGCCGGTGGCATGATGACCGGAGATCCAATGCGTGACCGCATGATGCCTGGTGGTATGAAAGAGGGCGGCATGGCCAAGAAGAAGATGATGGCCGGCGGTGGCATGATGAAGAAGGGCTATGCTGCTGGTGGTGCTGCTAAGAAGAAGATGATGGCGGGTGGCGGCGCTAAGCGCGGCAAATAATGGCGTACCTGATCAGCAACATCCCGTACTTTAAGTGCTGGGTGAGGCGTGAATTTACGCACATGCATCAGAAGTATCATGGGGAGTACCTGCATGCGATGGCAATTGCGGTCAACTCCATGCCAGATCGGTCACTAAGCTTTCAGCTTGTTTTTACCGGTTGTGAGAGTGATGCGGACGGTTCGGAAAACGTCCATGGCGGGGCGATGTGGGCCAGGATGCCGATTACGGCATTGGTGGGTGACATAGCCCTAGAGGAGTGGCCCGAGCGCATGCCGACGCATTTGGCGCAGCCTTGGGACTGTCCTTCGCATCATCACACGGTAATTAAGTTTGCAAGGACCTCGCCGAGCCCCTGGATGTGCAAAATTGCGGGGGAGTTTTATACCGGAAGGTACCTGTTTACGGTAGACTATGCGGAAAGCGAAGTAGCGGATTGTCCATCGCAGCACAAACAAAGCCATGTGCTGATGTTGACGGATGCCGGGAAGTGGACGGGCAACATTGTGGCTTTGCCGAATAATCGTGTTCGAGCGACGAGCCCTGCGTATTGGGAGACCGGAAGCGGCGCCCCCGATTTCAGGCCCAGCCAGTGGATTCATTGTGCGGAGCAGGATGACAGCTATATGGACCCAACGGTAACTTTTGACAACCTGTACAACGACGAATGACAACTTCTGGAACGACCGATTTTGACCTCAGCATTGATGATGCGGTTGAGGAGGCGTTTGAGCGCTGCGGAATGCGGATGACCTCTGGTTATCAGCTTACTTCTGCTCGCCGGTCGTTAAATCTTGTCTTTTTGGATTGGGCTAACAGGGGATTGAATCTTTGGACCATTGAGCAGCAGACATACCCTTTGGTTGCCGGAGATGCCAATATTACGCTTGATGCGGACACGGTGAACGTGCTTTCTGCTGTTATTAGGGACACCTCTCAGGGGCAACAGACAGACATTACGATCGACCGTATCAGTCGGGAAGAGTACTTAAACGTCCCAGACAAGACAACGCAGGCACGGCCTGCACAGTATTACGTGCAACGGGCGAACACCTTTCAGGTGTTTTTGTACCCGGCAGCCAATCAAAACTACACCTTTGTGTACTACAGGATACGGCGTATTCAAGATGTAGGGGCCTACACCAACACAGCAGACGTGAACTTCAGGTTCTTACCTTGCTTGGTGTCGGGTCTGGCCTACTATTTGGCATTAAAATTCGCGCCCGAGCGCGTGACGGCATTAAAAGCCTTTTATGAAGAGGACTTCCAACGGGCTGCCCTGGAAGACCGTGACACGGCAAGCGTGTCGTTCGTGCCGGATTTAGGGATGTGAAATGGCCTTTGCAACCGGTAAGTTCTCCTTTGGTCTTTGCGATTATTGCGGCCAGCGCTATCCGTACCAGGTTTTAAAGAAGAACTGGCGCGGATTTAAGGTCTGCCCTGAAGATTACGAGCCAAAAGAGCCCCAACTTGAGCCACTTAAGTACCGGGGCGATGCGATTGCGCTTTTAGAGCCTCGTCCGGACCGTATCGAGCCTGTTTCAGTCTTTGTTGGTGCCCCTGGGTTTTCTGCCTTTCAGAGTCTCGGGACGGCTAATAGCACGATTAATATGCAACCTGAGCCTCTTTCGCAAGCTGTTGTAGGCGTCGGCCGGGTTGGTTCTGTGACGGTGACAACGACATGACCTACGACGAGCTTGTAACTAACATCCGTAATTACACCGAGGTGGACAGCAATGTCTTCTCCAATGCTGTCATCAACACGTTTATTACGATGGCTGAGAACCGTATTCTTCGAGACATCGACTTAGACGTCTTTAAGCTTGAGGTGGCGGCCAACATGACAACGGGCAATGAGTTCCTGTCAACGCCAAGCGACATTTTGACGCATCGGTATTTGATGATTACCTCGAGCGGCACCCAGATTTTCTTGGATTTCCGTGACACGTCATTCATGAAGGAGTACTGGCCGGATAGTTCGGTAACGGGTATTCCAAAGTACTACTCCGTGTGGGACCAGAACACGTTTTATGTCGCTCCCACCCCGAACGCAGACTTTGCTGTGGAGCTTGGCTACATCTACCGTCCAGCGCAGCTTTCTGCAAGCAATACAACCACTTGGACTAGCACCAACGCACCTGAAGCACTGCTTTATGCCTGCTTAATTCAAGCGTATAGTTATACCAAAGGGCCTTTGGAAATGCTCCAGTACTTTGAAAACAGCTACAAGCAGGCAATCCAGAGTCTCCGGGGCCGTGATGAATGAGGGGTGCGCTTTGTTGGGTGGAATACAGGTTGTGACTACCGAAGGTCGTGGTTTCACGCCGGAGGAGTTAACAGAGCGCGCTTTGGACAAGCTGATTTACATCGGCAACGAATCGCACCCTGCCATACGGGAACAGGCATTGGCTTTTCGTCAGCGCATGAAGGCGGTGATCCTGTTTTATCTTAACGAAGCAGTAACCCAGGACCGGCTCACGCTTGCCAACAGGCTTCGAGAGGCGGGATACCCGGATCTTGTAGAACTATTGGAGAAATAACATGGCTTTTACAAATAATTTTCTTTGCACATCCTTCAAGCAACAGATTCTTGAGGCTGTTCATGACTTTAGGACGGCAGGCGACACGTTCAAGCTTGCTCTGTACGACAACAATGCGTCGTTTACGGCTGCAACCACCGCATATACTGCGTCGAATGAGGTGGGTGATTCGGGAAGCTATTCGGCAGGTGGCGGTGTGGATCCTACGACGTCAAGCACCACGGCGTTTACGGACTTTGCTGACCTGAGCTTCACGTCGGCGACCATTACGGCGTTCGGCGCGTTGATCTATAACAGCACTCCCACGCACACGTACACGAACCCTACTGTTTGTGTTTTAGATTTTAGTGGTGCTAAGACATCGACAAACGGCACGTTTACGATTATCTTCCCGACGGACAATTCGACGTCGGCGATTATTCGGATCGCTTAAATTGAGGTTGGAATGTGGCAAATGCACTTGTCGACTACGAAGGCTGGGGCGCTGATGGTGTTGGCTGGGGCGACGACCCTTGGGGCGAGAGCCTTGGTCTTGATATCAGTGCGACTGGTGAGGTCGGCACGGTCACGGTTACAGCCAATGCAGACGTTAATGTCACGGGCTTGGAGGCAACGGGCTCAGTTGGCACGGTGGATGTCACGGGCGGCGCCGATGTGGACGTCACAGGGCTTGAGGCTGCGGGTGCTGTTGGATCGGTTCAAGTCACGGGCACGGCAAACGTCACTCTTACGGGCGTTGAAGGCACGGGTGAGGTTGGCACGGTTACGGTTGCAGCCAATGCGGACGTCAATGTTACGGGCCTGGAGGCTACTGGCGAGATCGGCACCGTTGATGTTACGGCAGGTGCAGACGTTGATGTCACGGGTCTTGAGGCGACTTCAGCGGTTGGGTCTGTCACGATTACAGGAACCTCTAGCGTCACTCTTACGGGCGTTGAAGGCACGGGTGAAGTTGGGTCTGTTACAACAACGGCCAATTCGGACGTGGATGTTATCGGGGTTCAGGGCAATGGGCAGGTTGGTAGGGTTCTTGTCTGGGGCGTTGTCCCTGATGCACAAAATGCGAATTGGCAGCCTGTGGACGATGCTCAGGCGACCACATGGGTTACGGTTAATGATGGGAATACGGTAGTTTGGGTGGAAATCCCGACCTAAGGAGATTTTAAATGACGATCAATCGAACAACACTTCTGGATCTTCCGCTTCCAGTTACTGGAACGGAGTCTGGGACCTGGGGCGACATTACCAACAACGGCCTGTCGCAGTATGTGGACATTGCTGTTGCGGGGATGAACGCTTTGACCGGCGTGGATTTCACGGCTGGGGCCTTGACGCTTTCAAACAGCCAGGGCGACTCGGGTGGCACGAACATCGCAGCAGGCAGCGCCCAGTACGCAACAATCAAGGTTTCTTCTCTTGCCCAGAACTCGACGATTACAGCGCCTTCTTCCAACCGGTCTTATCGGATTGTTAATGCGGATTCGACATACAGCCTGACGATTAAGGCTTCGGGGCAGACGGGTGTGACCTTCTTGCCGGGGACCACGGGCCTTGTTGCGTTTAACGGTACGGACTATGAGATTGTTGGTGTTGTTGGTGCGGCTTCTGCCACGGACAATGCGATTCCTAAGTTTGATGGGACCACGGGCCAGATCATTCAAAACACCGGTGTCACGATTGATGATTCGAATAACGTGTCTGGTGTGGCTCAACTAAACGCTACAACCGTAGACACCACCAACATCGAAGTCACCAACATCAAGGCCAAAGATGGTACGGCTTCTGCGAGTATTGCTGATTCGACAGGCATAGTAACGGTAGCCGCTGCTCCGGTCTTAACTGCTTTGACTGCTTCTCAGGCCGTGTTTACAACTGCGGGTAAGGCTCTAGTAAGTAATGCCATTACCGGTACTGGCAATGTGGTGATGTCAACCTCCCCCACCCTAGCCACCCCCACTCTTGGTGTTGCCGTGGCAACATCTATTAACAAGGTTGCAATTACTGCCCCTGCGACAGCAGCCACTCTTACTATCGCAAACAACAAAACCCTAACGGCAAACAACAGCATTACGCTTGTGGGTACAGATGCAACGACAATGACCTTCCCTGC